AGCGTACTACCAATTCTGGAAACTTGAGGCTTACCGCTGTAAGCATGGTATGATAAGAGATGATGGGGAGTGGATCTCTGGTTACTATTACTTTTATCTTAACTACTCTCCTATTCTTTTAGCTGAGGTTGTAGATGAGGAGTTCAGGGATGAGGAGTCTGATGCTATCAGGGCAGACAGAGAGGTTGAGTTTCCTTGGGTATGGGATGGAGATTATCTCTACTTCCATTACATCGAGCAAGCAGAGGCGAAGGGTAAATACGGTAACCTACTGAAGACCAGGGGTAGGGGCTTTTCTTATAAGTCAGCTGCTATGTTAGCACGTAACGCAGTTATGTATCCTAAGAGCAAGAATTACGCTATGGCATCAGAGACAGAATTTCTCACTAAGGATGCTATACTCAACAAGGCATGGGATGTATTAGATTGGTGTGCAGCTAACACACCGTGGCCTAGACTACGACTTATTGATCAGATGATGCATAAGAAGTTAGGTTATAAGGACAAGAAGCTAGGTATTGAGAGAGGCTTCAAGTCAGAGATTATAGGAGTCACAACAAAAGATAACCCAGATAAGGCACGTGGTAAGCGTGGTAAGCTTATACTACTTGAGGAGTCAGGTAAGTTCCCAGGACTAAAAAAAGTTTGGTCTATTGCACGACCTTCCATGGAGCAAGGTAGAAGAGTATTTGGAATGATGATAGCAGGAGGTACAGGAGGAACTCTAGGTGCTGACTTTGAAGCTGCGGAAGAATTCTTTTATTACCCTGTAGGGTATCGCATACATGAGTTACCTAATATGTGGGATAAAGTACGTGGTAAGGGTACATGTTCTTTTTTCTTTCCTGAGTATGTAAACAGGGAGGATTGCTATGATAAGAATGGAAATTCAGATATCATCTCTGCTTTGATACAGATATTTGAGGACAGGCTTAACATTAAATATAATACTTCAGATCCTCATGCCTTAACACAAGAAAAGGCAGATAGACCTATCACACCGCAGGAGGCTGTAATGCGTGTAGAGGGAACACTTTTCCCCATTGCTGACCTCAAAGATTACTTGGCAGATGTCATGCCTACTATAGAGAGTTTCATTTCTCCCCATTATATAGGTCGTCTAGCAATACAGAATCAGGCCATGTCATGGGTACCAGATCCTAGTATACATATCATCAGGGAATTTCCTATTAAGGATAATGTAGACAAGACAGGGGGAGTAGAGATCTATGAGATGCCTAAGACAGGCAGTGCTAAGAAACCACCTATGTGGAGGTACATAGCAGGAATTGATCCATATGATGACGACCATTCTACAACTAACTCTTTAGGTAGTATATTTATTATGGACACTTTCACTGACAGGATTGTTGCTGAGTATACAGGGAGACCACGGCTAGCTAATGAATTCTACGAGCAGTGTGCTAGGCTCTTAGAATTTTATAATGCTATTGCTAACTACGAGAATGACAAGAAAGGTCTTTACGCCTATTTCTCACAGAAGAATATCCTCTACAGGCTTTGCAAGACACCAGAGATCCTAAAGGATATGAACATGGTAGTCACCCCAGGGTATGGGAATAAGGCTGTAGGAACTAACTCAGGGAAAAGAATTAATCAGTGGGGACGTAGACTACAGGCTGACTGGATGCTGTCCATTGCTTATGGAACACAGGATGAGGACAATGTACCGTTTATGAATCTACAGAAGTGTAGAAGTATAGGGTATATCAAGGAGGCTGTAGCATGGAACCCAGATGGTAACTTTGACCGCATCTCTGCTATGGGAATGCTTATGATCCTACGAGAGGACATACGAAAGTACACAGATGTGCGTAAGTCAGAGGGGGACTCACAAGAGGTAGAAGATCCATTCTTTGCTCGTAACTATACACAGATATCTTTCATGGAAGAGTCTGGAGATGGGGAAGAAAAGGAGGAGTATGATGATCACTTTAATGCTACCTATAAGTACTTTATGTATAAGCAGGGAGCTAAGAGACACCAGGTAGAAAAGATACGTAGACCTAACTGGTAAATTTTTAATATAACTTTTTGAGTATATTTGTGTTATAATGCTAAATCTATATATGGGCTATTATGGGATATGAATACAATAGTAAGATGCCACGTCAACGTATAGCGTCTTCTAAGAAGACAAAGAAGTGGCGTAAGATGTGTGTAGATGCATTATCTAATTCTGGTTATTACAACCAGGAGGGGGTAAGACAGACTTTCCGTAACAAGAGAATTAATTTAGACCTATATAATGGTATAACACACAGGCAGGATATTGAGGCCTTTTGTAATCCCAATGGTCTTGATGCTGATTACATCCCTGTAAAGATGCAGCATTATCCTATTATGACTCCTAGGCTTGACCTTCTCATAGGGGAAGAGATCAAGCGTAAATTTGAGTGGACTGCTATGGTCACCAATCCTGAGGCTATCTCTCTCAAGGAAACAGAGAAGTTAGCTGAAGCCAGACAGAAACTGCAGGCTCTATTACAATCCCAACTTTCTGAGGAGGAGTTTCAAAAAGAGTTTCAGAAGTTGCAGGACTACATGAACTATGAGTATCAAGATCTCCGAGAGTGGAGAGCTAATATCTTGATACAGCATTACTGGAAGGAGTATCGCATGGAGCAGGTATTCAACCAAGGATTTAAACATGCCCTTCTAATGGCTGAGGAGACCTACAGGGTAGACATAGTATCTAACGAGCCTATAATTGAAATTCTAAATCCACTAACAGTACATACCCTGCGTAGTGGTAATTCTAATAAAATTGAAGATTCTGACATTATACTTATAGACGAGTACTGGTCACCAGGAAAAGTCATTGACAGATATCACGAGAGTCTTAAACCAAAAGAGATTGATGAGATTGAACGAGGGTTTATTGGCAATGGGGGAGTAGATGATCCTTTTGTTGGTAACATGGAGCCCACACCTATTTATGGTTCTATAGCTCCAGCAGGATCTACAGCAGATATATTTGCTTCTGCTACTGCTACCATGGAGGCTAATGGCTCTTCATTCAATAGATCATATGACAACAATGGTAATGTAAGAGTGATGCATGTGTACTGGAAGTCCATGCGTAAAGTACTCCAGGTAACCTACTTTGATCCCGCTACTGGGGAAGAGCTTCAAGATATTTTTCCTGAGACCTATGAGTTAGACAAAGACGCTGGAGAGACCTCTAAGACTCTGTGGGTTAATGAATGGTGGGAAGGCACCAAGATTGGAAACAGCATTTATATAGACATGCGTCCTAGACAGGTACAATACTGGAAAATGTCTAACCCTTCTTATTGTCATCCAGGCATTACAGGAAGAGCGTATAACACAAATCAAAGTACTGCTGTCTCTCTAGTAGACAGGATGAAGAACCTTCAGTACCTATACAATATTATACATGACAGGTTAAACGAGGCCATAGCTAAGAACCATGGTAAGATCCTAGAGATGGACATGGGTATGATACCTCATGACTGGTCTGTAGATAAGTGGATGACCTATGTAACTAAGATGGGAGTAGCAGTTAAGAACTCTTTCAAGGAAGTACGTAAAGGTGCAGCTACTGGAACTCTAGCAGGTAACATGGGACATTCAGGGCATTCTATTATAGATGCTGAGACTGGGGCCTACATCCAGGGACATGTAGGATTACTAGAATTTGTTCGTAAGCAGATGGGAGAGATCTCAGGAGTTACAGAACAGAGGCTAGGACAGATAGAAAACAGGGAGACTGTAGGAGGAGTAGAACGCTCTGTAGCACAGTCTTCACATGTAACAGAATATTGGTTTTATGAGCACGAGCAGGTTAAGCTTGATGCTCTTAATATTTTCTTGGAGACAGCTAAGATAGCACTCAGGGGAAATAAGAAGAAGGCGCAGTACATACTAGACGATCAGTCTATTCAGATGCTTGACATTGATGGAGATGAATTTGCGGAGTCAGATTATGGCATTGTGCTTACAGCTTCTCATAAGTCACAGGAGCTTGAAGCTTCTATGAAAGAGTTAGCACATGCTGCATTGCAGAATGACAAGATGAGTTTCTCTACTCTTATGGATATTTACCTCAGCCCATCACTTGCTGATATCAGACGTAAGATCGAGAGATCAGAGCAGGCATCACAAGAGAGAGACGCACAAGCACAGGAGGCACAGATCAAGCAGGCTGAAGCGCAGATGCAAATGCAGATGCAAGCTGAAGCAGCTAAGATGGAACTTGACAGAGAGAAGAACATGCGTGACAACCAGACTAGGATTGACGTTGAGATCCTCAAGCAGAGCAACAATGAGTCTGAGAGGATTGCAGCTCAGGATAAGTCGTTTGATGAGAGCAAGCTCAATGTAGAGGCTAACCAGTTTGGTAGAGATTTAGAGGCACAACTCAAGATGCATCGTGATAAGATGAGGGTAGAGGAGAAGAAGATCACAGCATCAAAACAAAAACCTAATACACCAGCTAAGAAATGAGACTAGGAATAGGAAATAGCATAGGTAAAGGCTCAGGAGGAGGTAGTTCCCCACCACCTGTATATGATCCTGCCTATCAAGCTGTATTAGATTTTGCTACAGGTGAGGCAGTTACTTTACCAAGTCTTGCCGCCCAAGCCATTGGAAATCAATTAGTAATGGACTTAAAAGCTGCAGGACTCTGGGATCTATGGGATGTCTTCTGGCCTGTCATTTGTGAAGCAGGGCTTGTCGATTTTGGGAGATATAATTGGAAAGACCCTTCTAAGTATAAGATAAGTGGTACACTTACTATGCCTGATGCAAATGGGTTTGTACTTCAACCAGGTGCTAGTGCTACTTGTACTGGTTT